TCAGTAAACATAGCCAACTCCTGCGCAGAAAACTCGTTCTCGCAGATGTTCTCAATGTTGGTACACAAGTCGGCGTAATTCATGAGCTACCTTTAGGCCATCGGGCCACGGGCCATTCTACCTTTGGTCTGAGCTTTCCCACCACGCACAAGAATGCCGCTGGTTTTTGGGCCAGCATCATCGCGCTTGTAGATGTTTCCCACAGACATGTTTACGGTATCAGCATTGCTGTGATCAGGGCCGCTGCCGGGATTGCTTGACATCTTGACAGCCTTACCCGACATCGTGTGTGGTTCGGCATAGACGCTGGCAGCGCCAACTTCTTTACCCATTATTTTTTGACTGTATTTAGCCATGGTGACTCCTTATGTGACTACAACCGTTACTGTACCAACTTGTGCAACCCCCACCAAGTTATTTGGTGTAAGTTCAGAATCAAAATTTTGAGACATCCCCACAGGGTACCACCCCCACTGAATGTTTCGACTACCTTCGCCAATCGACCCAGTTGAGGTTGTACCCGACTGGTAGTACGTATCATCCTTACGTGGGTTGCGCAACGCTTGCGGGTCATCCACGGGGTACATACCCAACTGCAATTGCGGCTGGTCGGGTTCCCAACAAGAGCCGCAAACCAAAATGTTGACTTGCTTTGTCTTGACAATCAGTGTACGCAACTCACGCAAACGGAATTGAAACCCACACCGGTCGCAGATTGCAATCGCAATCTTGCCGGAGGCATAACGGTTACCCACCAGCCACCCCCGATGTACGCACGACGCGGCACAAACCGAATTGCAGCCTTCTCCCTATCTTCTCCTGCCGCCAAGTCAAACTGTTCGTCGTACGCAGCTTTTAACATTGGGATGCGTTTTTCTAATTCGGGAACCTTCATAGCGATGTGGTAGGCCAAGCCAGCCGCTATGCAAGGCAAAAAGCGAAAATTCATGTCTGCGGTCTCAACACCCGCCCCAGCGTCTTGAATACGGCGCATACGCCAGTAGGCAAGCTGGTAGTAGGGTGCGGCTGCGGTACCTTGGTCTGGGGTCGGCCAGACGGTCACAGCGGGCACCTGCGTCCAATAAACTGGGGCTCCAGCGGTGTGCGCGGCGGGAAAAGTACTTTGCTGACCACGGCCACAGTTAGAGAGCGTTCCTTGCGTGCTACCCACAACAGTCGTGATGTAGCCGTAGCTGATGATCTCACTGTCTATACGAATGAAGCCCGCCGCTGGCAATGCCGTCACGTCACTCAGGGTGATCGTAGTGGCAGTTGAGGTAATGGTGGAGGACAACAAACCAGCAGTCAGGCTTTCTTGACCCGACATGCGCTGAATCAAAAGCTGGATTGGTCGCGCTTGCTGTAACTTGTTTGGAATCGTGGCGTACGTAGAAACACTGATTCGCGTGATGGAGAGGTCAGCCTGCGTAGATACACTGCCCGCACCCGTGCGAATGACATGCTCTAACAGGTCAATGGTGTCGTTTGGCAGCGCGTAAGTGTTGACGCCTTGCACAAGGTTGATAGTCCCCTGATCAATCGTCCACATGTTGATGCCACGGTTTTGCCACTCGATGGTCATCAGGTTCATTGAACGACGTGCAGTGCGCAGGTCATAGCCCGTACGCATCTCACGGCCAGCACGCTCCCACGACTCTTCCGCAATCTCGGTAAATTCAAGATTGAAAATGGAGGTGCCTGAAGTTGCCATTATCTAAACCCTGCTGTTTTCTTTGCGATGGTTTTAGGTTGCGCTACGAACTGTTTCCCGGCGGCTTTTCCTGCTCGCTTGGCTTTTGTCGTTGCAGCGTACTCAGCACTGCTAAGACTTTTAATCGCAGCTTTTGGAAGGTATCGTTCACCAGTGTCAGAAGATTTTTTACCACTTTTGGTTGTCCAATCTTGTTTGCCCCAGTCCTTCAAAGACTGTTGCGGTTTAGCCAGTCCACCACTTGCCATTTTTTTCTTTCCAGCGCAGTGGGCCTTCTCTGAGAAACCTTTTGGGTCATCACAGTTAATTGCCTTCTTGCGTTTATCAGACCATTTAGTCACGATACCCACCACCAGCGGCTTTATACCGTTTAGCCATGACCTGCGCTTTTCTCGCGCTCCACTGCCCTGCGCCCGTACCAACAATTGCCGCTGCTTTTACGCTGTTAAAAATACGTTTGCGTAGCTCGGGCTTGGTGTAATTGCCCGCTTCATTGACCTTAGACTTTACCTTGCCACCCTCTTTATAAGAGGCTGTTTTAGCTGCGTTAGCAAAGTCACCCTTCTTGGGTGCACCAGCCGCGCCCGCGCTACGCATCTTCTCACCAGAACCTGAAGCAATACGTTTTTTCTTGGCTGCAATGTTGGCATAAAGACCGCCACCAGCGGCGTTAACTTTTCCACCCTCGGCGTACTCGGTGAAGTCCGTATTGTCGCGGCGCTTCTTTACCTTAGCTTTAGGCATTTTGTCTGGGTTAATGATGCCCATACCGCGACTTGCTCTCATTTGGTACCGCCTTTAACTTTCTTGGCTAAAAACATCTTGTCAACCATTTTTATCCGCTGAGGTTTGGTTGTAACTTTGTTGATAATAGCCAGCCGTTTGGGTTCAGTCGCACCATAAAACCCAGCCTTTTTCAAAGACTTAGTAACACTAGCTTTGGGTTTTACGGTCGCCATATCAAACCATCCTACCTTTAGTCTTGCCCTTTGTAGCGCAACCATCAGCACGCTTAGATGCAGAAGATACAGAGCCGCCCTTAGCGTATTTCTTACCGTCTGTGATGCGGTTAGCTATGGCTTTAGCGCCTTCAACGGGGCCAATATTCAACATCCTATTGGCTGAGCCGCCAAAACCTTTGGCTCCCTCTTTTAAAGCAGAACCATATTCACCCTTTTTGTAGGCGTCTATAGCGGCATCGCCTGCTTTCTCAGTCTCTCGCTCTGACTTACGAATACGCTCATGGCCCGAGGGGTTGTACTTCTTGATGCTGTCCATGACTGAATCAGCCTTGGGTTCATCAACTGACTTGGAAGCATCGTCATAGGCTTTGTTGGTTTTCTTACGAGTTTTCTCGTCAAGAACTTCTTGGTAGTTGGACGGTTTATCAGCCATGATTAGCACATCTTTCCACGGGTTTTACCCTTTGTAGCAATACCGTCAGCGCGTTTAGAAGCCGAAGACACGGAACCACCGGAAGCCATCTTCTTGACCGCGCCACCTTTTTTCATGTCAGAGCGCATGCCGCGATAAGCACCTTCAGGTTTTGGGTCAGAACGTATACTGCGATACGCACCTACAGGTTCTGGGTCAGAGCGCATGCCACGATAGGCACCTGCGGGTTTTGACTCAGACCCTTCACCAGCTTCGGGGCCACCACGGCCACCCGAACGACCACCACCAACGTCTTTCATGTCAGAACGCTTGCCACGATAGGCACCATCGTCTCTTGGTGCAGCTTTTGACTCGGCTTTTGGCTCAGCTTTAGCAGGAGCGCTGGAATCTGCACGGCGAGTTAGACCACGCTCTTTGTTCAAGAAATCTCGCAAGCTCATACCAGACTTTTCCAGTTCAGCTTTAGAGACAACACGTGGTTTAGCAGGTGCGGCAGAAGCGGCAGGGAGTGTTGGCTTACTAGGCGGCATCATGCTGACGCGCTCGCCTTCGGACACTTTGCCGCCCTCGTTTTCAACGTCTTTTTTTCTTTTGGCTTCTTCCGCAGCAATGCGATCATCGTAGGCTTCTTTCATCCCAGAATTACTATCCTCACTTGTGACATACCCATTAGAAGAAAAACGTCTTGTTCGTTTCATGATATTTCCTTAACAGGCTTTGCCGCCGCTATTCATCTTAATCATCTTGCCTTTGGTCTTACCCTTGGATTCGATGCCGCCACCTTTAGCGTAGGCCATGCCACCAGTTTTGAGGCCAGCGTGCGCTTTGGAAGCGGGCTTGGCTGCGTGTTTAGCAAGTGCCTCAGGCATGCTGCCACCTTTATTCATGAAAATAGGCACCTTTTTGCCGTCTTTCATTTTCATGGGCATAGCGCCGCCAGCAGACATCTTCATGGCTGAGTTTTTCATCATCTTGCCGTCAGGCATCTTGTGCATGCCTTCTTTTTTCTTTGCCATCATCGCCATCATTCCGGGGTTCATTTTGGAAGCCATATCATCACCTTTGAAATTTATGTTAAAGATTACTTACCGCCCGCATACCAGCTAACAAGCTGAACCAAGCTAGCGCCTACAACGCTGCTTGCCCCGCCAACCAGCATCAAAACTTTCCAGCCACCACGGGCCTCAGACAGCGTTTTGTCAATAGCTGTCAGCGTTGCCTGCATGG